CATCTCAACCATATACTTAGCTGCTTGGATTACATCATCTTTAACTTCCCCATATAGTTCAGGATATTCATTACACATTTCTCTGAATAATTGACAACCCATTTTAGAATGTAAAGATTCATCTCTTACACTCCATTTCATTTGCTGTCCGATACCTTTTAAAAGATTTCTCATTTGAAAACTATATAAAACTGCAAAAGAACTATATAAAGATACACCTTCAGCAAATGCAGAGAATATCGCTAGTGAACGAGCTACTTCTTTTCTCGCCGTAGGATTCTTTTGTAAATCCTCATGTGTCCATTCAGCCGTAGTAGATGTTAAAAAATCAAATTTTTCTGCTATTGCAGGTTCGTGTAAGAATGCTTCAAAATCTTCTAACCCCAAAGATTCATTTAGGTATGAATATGCGGTTGCATGAATTGTTTCTTGCGAACCAAACATCATTGCCATTTGTTTAATTTCGTGCTTTGGAAACCACTTTGTAACCATAGTAGTCCAATAATCAGATACAGCACATTCAGTTTGAGCAAACCCCAAAAGAATATTACCAACTAAATGTTTTTCTTCAACTGATAAATTTTCATTCCAATCTTTAATATCCCCTTGCATTGGTATTTCAGTATGTAACCAAAATGCTTGTGCTTGTTTTAACCAACCTTCTGTATAGTATTCGGGATATTCGAATGGTTTGAAGGGTACTCTTTCTGTAAATATTTGTGCCATAATTTTCTTTTTTATTAATTAATTTAGTTGTTTGGGGTGTTAATATATATGGATTAAAAATCAATATCTTTATTCATTTCATTATATTTTTGTAACAAATTCTTTCTTACTAAACTCTCCCCTTTGTTCATATCACTTTGAGTGTTTTTACCATCAATGGAATCATCAGAATATATATTAATTCTACCATTACTCATATTGGCTTTTGATGGTAAAGTCATACCATCGGGCCCAAAACGATTTTTTATTACATGCCATCGGCCTGTTCCTGCTAATTTATCTTCAATCTTTCTACTTAATGATACTACAAAATCTGCGGTCATCAATTTTGAGAATGAACCTGCTATTGATGTACCAGTAATAACATCTTGCTCTGCTCCACTACGATTAATTTGAGATGCTGTAAATAGTGGAACTTCATATTCACCTGCAATACCTCTCAATCCTTCAACAATCTCTTCTAACTCTTCGTGTCTTTCCTTTCTACTATTACCCTTTAACAAATCAGCGTAATCTACTATGATTAAATCAGGAGATTTACCTTGCAATTTAAGTTTATCTAAAGATGCTCTCATAGTGTTTAATCCTGCAGATTTAGTTGGCCAATGTTTTACAACAATATCACCACTTAACTTTTCTACTTGATTTCTTACTTCTTCTAATTCAAATTTAAGTTTAGGTACAGGTATTCCAGTTAATACTGAATCGTATCTCTGTCCAACATATCCTTCATTAAGTTCTAATGTATAATGAACTACAGTTTTACCAACTTTAGCAGCTGCCATTCCAACATTTACTAATGCCCAAGATTTACCAATACCCGGTGGAGCTGCGAACATTATTAATTCACCTTTACCAAATCCACCATCTACTATCTCATCTATTACATCCCAACCACAAGGAACTACATCTCTAACTGTGGATTCATATCTTTCAATAATATTTTCTTTATACTCATGTCCAACATCAGTATCTTGCCCAGCCTTCATCGCATCATCAATCTTCGATTTAATTATATCGAATTTACCATCACTTAATAAATCTACGGATTCTAAGATTGCATTCTTAAAGGTTTGATTCTTACAGAATTCTAAAGATTGTTCTTTAACATATTCTAAATCATCTGATTCTAAACCATTCCAAACTTGCTTTAGGTTATCTACTATAGATTGTTTGAGAACATCTCTCTCTACCCTGTCTACTTCGTTTTTAAAGACATCTAATGTTGGTAGTTGTGAGAAACTATCAAAATGTTTTAAGGTTTTGGTTACTATCCACTCATTAGCTTCTGAATCAAACATCTCAGGTTTAAGAATATCATACATTTGTTGTAAGAATATTCTATCTGATAATAGAGATGAGATTATTTTTATCTGAAATGACGTACCAAATTTATTTCCGAATTTATCCATATTGTACCAATATACGAATTATTATTGTAACTACCAAATTATTTTCTGGTTTGTTTTGAATACTTATCCAAATCACCCCAAGTGTTTACCAACCACGTTTCTACATTCTTAAACGCAGTATAAAGTTTATCAACCATAAACTCTTTTTTGAATCCAAAAGAATTTAATCCGTTGATTGGTGAATCAATGATATTTCGTACATTTGATGTAATCGCTGAACCCATTATTGGTTCTGATAACTGCATTAAATCGTAATTTAATTTCAAAGTATCGGTATGTTCCAATATTTTGTTTTTCAGTTTCTCATCATCCAATTGAGATACTCTTTCTAATAAGGTATCCAATGTTAATCCATCCGATTGAAGGAAATCTAATTTGTTTATTAGTGTTTTAGGTCCGATACCCCTTACGCCAGGAATATTATCGGATTTATCACCATCAAAAATTCTGTAATATACTAAATTCTTTGATGGAACTCCATATAACTCTTTTACATCCTCTTTATACATCATCTTCTTTTTAGTTGGTAGATATACTGAAATTCTATCATCAACTAATTGTAAGAAATCCTTATCAGAGGAAATTATCAAAACTTCTTTTTTAAATATATGTCTGGCAGCGTATGCCATAATATCATCTGCTTCGATGTAATCAATGTAACACAAATCAACAGGTAAGAACTCTAAATATTTGATTAAAGCATTAAAGTTACGTTTCATAGATTCTGCTTGGTCTTCTAAATCTTCGTACCCAACTAATCTATTAACTTTAGTTAATCCTGTTCTACCTTCTTTGTATCCTTTATACATCTTTTTTCTACGTGTCGAACCACCCTTACCATCAAAAACTACCAACACTCTAGTTGGTTTGTTTTTACGAATAAGAGCGCCGAGGGATAACAGACAACCTGTTAATCCCCCAACGTGCTCTCCATCATCATTCAGAGTTGGAACTGCTCCAAAACACCTGATGAACAAATTCAATCCATCTACAATCATAACTTTATCATTAACATTCCTTTTAGGAGTTTCTGATAATTTATTAAACATTTCTTTGTAATTAGATTTCGTGTGTATCATTCAATTGTGTTGTATCTGTATTTGCGTTTTCCGTTGCTTCTTTATATCCTAAGATATATGCATCACAGATTTGTTTATACATTTGTTCCTTTACCTCTGGTCTTTCTTCTAAGATTTTTGTGAAATTCTTAGCTTGGAATTTGATTTCTTCACCTGTAGATTCATCAACCCAAGTATACCACGCTCCACTTATCTGTATCAACTTATATGTTTTCATAGTATTCAACCACGAACCATATCTATCAATACCTCTATCAAAGTAGATTTCAAAATCAACTGCTCTTAGTGGTGGGCCCATTCTATTCTTAATGACTTGAACTCTAGTCTTAATACCAACAGTCTGGTCAACCCCACCTACTTTAGAATTAAGTTTACCCATTTGTTTCATTCTCAATCTACAACTAGCGTGAAAACCTAATGCTTTCCCACCTGATGTAGTATAAGGGTCTCCAAAGGATACTCCTAATCTAACTCTAAGTTGATTTGTAAATACAACCAATATTCTCTCTCTACCAATAAGATTTGTAATCTTTCTCATTGCTTTTGAGATAATGATTGCTTTTTGAGTAGCATAACCCGCCTGGTCATAATCAGCAGACATTTCTACTTTAGTAGTTGCCGCTGCAACTGAATCAACTACAATAGTAACTAATCTATCTTTATTAGTTTTTCTAATTGATTCGATAATTGAATCCATAGCATCAAAGATATCTTCTACCGCTTCTAAAGGTACATAAAGTAACTTTTTGGTATCAACACCTAATGCTTCTAAGAATTCTTGATTGATTGCGTTCTCTGTATCAATATACACTGCCATTCCACCCTTCTTTTGGGTATTTGCTAATGTATGTGCTGCTAACAGAGATTTACCACTCGCTTCTAGTCCCGTAACCTCAACAATCCTTCCAACAGGAAATCCACCATCAGGTCGATTTGATATAGCTAAATCTAACATATCATCTCCTGTAGACACCCACTCAGTTAAGTCGGTGGGTGTCTGCTCGGAGCCATCAAGGAAGTAAGCTACTTTCGATTGTCCTTTGAACTTTTTGTTCAGGTTATCTGCTAAAATCGATGATAATTCATCTCGATTTGTTTTAGCCATAGTAACTTAGTTTTTAATTATTAAATAAATCTTCGAATGCGTCTTTTACATCAGTTTTTGTTGAATTACTCGCAGCTGCTGGTGCAGGTGCTGATTGAGTAGTATTTTGAGTAGGTTGAGTTTCCTCTTCCTTATTATCCTCACCAACTGAACCAGTTTCCATCCAAGTTTCCAATAAACCTTTCATATCATCATAAGTATATTTCTTAAACATACCTGGTAATTCAATTTGGTCTTTTACAGATTCTAAAACATTCTTATCTTCTGTAATGGAAGTTTGGTTTGGTTTAACTCTGATATAAGTTTCAGGATAATTTTTACCTAACTCTTTAGCGGTTTTAAACTCAACAGTAATATCTCTACCACTAGTCGGGTCTGTTAAATCACCATAATCTGGGTCTGCAAAGAAAGCAAGTAGTTCTTGATACACAGTTTTACCAAATCCCCAAAATTTGATTCCTTCAGATTCCTCACCTCTTACTAATACAGGAACATAAGTTCTCATTTTAGGAGTAAGTTGTTTTGAAAGATTCCAATCATTTCTATCACCAGTCGATTTCAATTGGTCAGCGAACTCCATTAATGGGTCTGCTTCACCATGTGTTGTAGGTGATAGAATATTCTTACCACCAAAGTTGTAGTGGAAAAATAATTCAATAAATGGATTTGATGGATTGTGAACGTAAGGTACTATTCTTACTTGTTGCTTGCCAGGTTTTGGCTTCCATAGATTATCAGTCTTTGTAGTTTTCGTTTGTAGACTGTCCAAACGGTTTCGGATTGCATTTAAGTCAATTGCCATAATTTACCTTTTTTTTAGTTATTAATTATTATTTATCAAATATACGAAAATTATTTCTAACTTCCAAATTATATTTCACTTTTTTTTCAACACCACTATTTAATCCCAAGTGTTGATTTGGTTACAATATACGAAAAATATTTTAAACTACCAAATTTATTTACAACAATTACATTGGTTGTTCGAACCACAAGATGAGCTACACTCTTCTTTTGATTCACAAATACATTCTGTACAATTACATTCTTTCATTATATAACTGATGATTGTCCATCACCACTTTTTAAAATAAGAGGATATAGAGTTCCACGTGCACCAGAGTCTACATATATTTCATTTTGCCATTTATCTTTTACTCTTTTAAGAGATGCTTTAGATGGTCTCTTTATGGCCGCATCTATTAGAGTTAACCATTCTTTAAAAACCTTCTTTGTATTATCTAATGTATCTTGCATTTGTTTCTTTGAATCGTATCTCCAATAATGCCTATGAGTGTTTTTTGGTACATCACCAATATCTGAATGAAGTTTGTATTTGTGCTTTATAGCAAGCTTAACTCCATTTTTAAGAACAGGTAATGCGTTTTGTGCATCCATACCATATCTACCAACATCCACTAAATCTATATTGTTATAAATGGTTTGCATTATTTGCTTACCTTTTTTATCCTGTAATTTTAGATATTTCGTACCTTCATTGAGTTCAGCTTTAGCTCTTGCTATTTGCTCAATCATCAATTTTCTATTTTCGTTTATATTTGCCATAATATACCTTTTGCTTGTATATAAGTATTAGAATTATTCATATAAAGTATCAATATCAGGATAACATTCACAATCAGTTGAATTCGGTGATTCACAATAAGTAGATTTGTTCTCTTCTCCACACTCACAACTATCACAGTTACAAACAGTAAAGTTACCGATATGACAAATTACATCTTCCATATACTATAAATATTAAAATTTTTTAATTAACATCAACTATTCTGAATAATTTTGTGCCCATAATTTTGTATCCTTCACCATCGGTGAGAATCATTGAATTACGATAATCATTCCAATTGACTTGATATTTTTTATCTTCTTTACCACCATTCAATTCTTTAATCAATCGATTAAGAGCGTTGATTGTGTACATTGTATTAGATTCTTTTTTTCTATGTACCATTATACTATTTGGTAAAAATTTAATTTCTTTATTTGGTATGATATTATAACTAATTACCAATTCTTTAGATGGTTCTAATTTCAGTATGAATATCTTTCTACTGAATAGTTCGTATCCATCGAATATCTTAGTTAATAAACCCTCAAACGAAGATTCTGTTGTAAACGTACATAGTAGTTGCGTTCTCACTCATTCTCTCCGTATTACTTCAATGTGTTATCTTTTACATAATTGATATCTACTACTTTTGAACCTTCAATTACAAAAGATGCCCCAGTTGAATTATTAGTTCTCATAGTTACCATATTATATTTAGGTGTTTGTGTTTTTGAATCTAAATGACTTAACATAAGGCATGTAATATTCATATAGCCTTTACCTTTTTGTTCTGAATTACTCACTATGAGTACATGCTCAGGCATATCGGTAAATGCGGATACACGCTCTTCTACAAATTCTTTACCTGTTTTTAAGAAACTCCAAGCAGTTCCACTTCCATCTGGTTTTAATCCAAATACTTTTACCAATGGTAGTGATGTTCTTCCAAAGTACATTTCCTTTTCTAACGCTAACATATCTGTAAATAAAGTTTCTAAATCTTTCTTTTGAGCAGATACCCCACCTAACATTTGATTTATACAATAGTATGCTTTAGTGTTAGCCATTAACTTTCTAACCAAATCTGGAGTATATTTTTTAGTTACAGGAAATGTATTAGTTCCTGCTGCCGTTATACCCGGCTTTGCTGATTTCGTTAAAACTTTTCCAAATTCTTCTTGGACATTTTGATATACCAAATTCATAGCGTTAACATCTTTAGATACTGCCTCAACTTTATCATCTAAGCTTAATTTACCCTTTTTCTCTAAAAGTAATTGAGATTCATTAAGATACTTTTTATCCACTTTAAGTTTCATTATGTAATCATCAACTTTCTTTTCAGCTTTCTTTTGATTTTTTTGTAAACCTTTTAAATTAGCTTTAAAGTAAGATTGAAATCTATTACCAATTTGGTAAATTTTATCAACTATTTTTTTACCAACTGATTTTACGAACTCTAATCCTTTATTAAATAAATCTTTTAATCCCTCATCTAAAAGAATTTGTGAATTCTCATGTAAGTACATTTTGAATAAATCATTATTAGATATCATTCCAAATGCTGATGAGAAATCCGAAGTAATTTTTCCTAATTGAGCGTTATCTGCTGCTTGTTTTAGTGAAACTTGAAAGAACTCTTCACCACTAGCTAATCTACATAACCCATTAGCTTCGTATGTAATCTTTTCGGTTTCCATATTTTTTAAGAATGTACCAGGATTACCTTTTAGGATAACACAATCTGCCGTATTCTTTTTACCACCTTCAGTCTTTGTATGTGGGTTCTTCATCTCAGCTGTATAGTAATCTTCTATACTTTTGTGAATTATACTATAACCCTTTATTCCTTTTGTTTGACAGAACTTATCCATACCTGCTGCGATAGCACATACCTGAATAACATTAGGTAGTGATGCTTTACTTAACTTACTCACTAATATATTACTAACCCAATCCTGTCCCGTCAAAGTTGCCGCTACATCATTTTTAAATTTAGTAACTAATGCTGGAAGTTTATCACCCGCATCTTCTTTTCCTTTGAGTTCATTAAATTGTTTTAAATATTTTTCAGCATTCATATAAACACCTAAAAGTGCTGCTGTTTCTTTACCATCTGTATCTAAATCGAATGTGTTATTATCTTTATAGTGATTAAACCAACCACCTATTTTAGAAGCCCCACCCATACAATGGTAAACATTTCCATTTTTATCTTTTAAGTAAACTTCTTTACTACCACCAGTACCAACTTTGAATGCTTTATCTGTTTTTCCTACTTTTTCTGCAGGCATTACCATCATTGGTGCACCATCTTCTAAGTTAGAAGCAAATCCTTTTTCACCTGATTTACTCCACATCACTTTGTGACCGACTCCGTACTTATCATTGAATACACTTGCTTCACTAAGTATTGAACCTATTTCGATTAGTAAGTTTTCTTTTAATTTTTCTTTTTCGAGAGCAGTGAGAGAGCCTTTTCTGATAGCATCGATATCTTTTTCATCACCATCTTCTTCAGTATCTCCATCTTTATTTTCTGAATCTTCTTTTTCATCTGTTTCTTTTTCTTCTTCTATTGGTTCATCGTATTCAATCGCACCATCTAAATCATCATCCTCATCACTATGCAAATGTGCCGAAACTGCAGTATCGTTTGAACCGACCTGCATTCCTGATTCTCTATTACCACCTAAATGAAAATTAGTAGGTGTTTTAACTGTTGATTCGATAATGTATTCAATCACATCTGAATCAAAATCAAATTCTTCTTTTAATATTTTTCTTAGGCCTTTTATGGATTGTTCGGATGTTGGGTTTTGTAGTTCGTTACCCACCTCTATCCACCATAACCTAGCTATTTCGTTAAGAAAGTCTTTCATATTTTATCCATTACTTCTAAATCTATAGATTTCATATCTGAGTATCTATCTCCGAGTTCTACCTTTGTAGGGAAACCATTCCCTTCTATAAGTATCTTTAAATTTTGTAAACTGTTAAAATCCTCAGAATGTATATCTAATAAATATGAATCATAAGTATATAAAACCATTTTTGAAGATTTATCTTCTAAAAACTCCATAACCTTACTTAAAATCTTCATATTTAGTTCAGTTTCAGTTGCCTGTAACATATAATTAAATAGTTTGTTAGCATTCATATCAGTTAGGTTAGATTTTGATAGTTTTCTACCCAATGGAGTTGTTACATACCCTCTACGATTAAATTCCATCCACATTTTATCAATTTTGTGTGAAACTTTTGAGAATAAAGGAATATGTAGATATTCCTCTTGCACTCCACCATACAATTGTCGGAATGTTATGGCTTTTGAATCGTTGTAAGGTACTCCATACATATCTGCTAAGGTTTGGTGTCCACTTACATCCATCGGAATAGGTTCATCTACCATCTTACCGATAATACGAGGATGATAAGCATCATAATCGAATTGTACTAATTTACCCCCTTTGAACCTACTAACAAATCTATCTCTACTACCATCATCTTTATTAAGTGCAGCATAATTTACACCACCAAAGTTATTTGATGGACGAGATGTTGTTGTGAATGGATGATATTGAGTCCACTCTAACCCATTTGTAGTATGTATCCCATTTTGTTCTACTTTGTATAATGACTTTATATAGAAATTTTCAAATTTCTTCACACAATCGAAATTTCCCCCACCCAAATCGTAATACTGAAGGAATTCATTTTTAATATCTCTTATAGATTCTATATGTTTAGATATAGGAATAAGATTATTAACACCTTTTAGAGTATTGAATCTGCGTTGATAAAATGTATGTGTTGGTGTTAAGGTAGATTCTAATGGGGAATTCGATTGTAAATACTTTACTAAATTTGCATCATATGAGTTTTCTATCTGAAGAATGTTTAGTAGAGATTTATTATCATACACATAAGATTCGTTGAATTTAAAGGTGAACTTATCTAATATAGTTGTATGGTTATCAATATTTTTTAAGTTGATTAGAACCTCTCTATCGTTGTTTATGTCGTATATATACAACAAAGATAACCCATCATTATGTGGGTGTACGGATATACTCTCCCATATCGGGTGAATATATACCTTATCCATTGTGATATTTCCTTCTTTAAGAAATTCAATCATATATCAAATATACAAAACTTTTTTTACTTTACCAAATTAACTACAAAATAATTTAGTAGGAATTGATATTCCTTTTTGTTTTTTGATTTGGTAGAAAACATTGAAAAATGCTTTGTAAACTTTACCAGCATGCTCTAAATAATCTGAATGTGGGGATTTCCACATCATCTGGCCACCACTCATATGGTGTTTATTAACAACTTTGATTTCATATCCTTTAAGGATTAAATCAACAATCTTTTTTTGAGCTGGAGTGAACTTAACACCCTCAATACTCTTTTCAAATTCTTTTACTTTATTCATTTTTTAATTATTAGTGGATTAAAAACTCTCAACCCTTATTACACTACTAATATACGACTTTTTTTTGAATTTACCAAATTTTAATGTTAAGAAATTGTTAAGTTTTCAACAGAGTTATTAACAAATACCATAGAAAAATGCTGCTATCATTAATATAATGTATATGAGTGTACTTATATCTTTTTTTGGATTCATAATATTATTGTTGATAATATTCAGTATAATTAGATAATTTAAACTTTAAGTTTGGATATTTTTCTGATAATAGAGCTACTGTTCTTTTATTAGTATCATGAACGCCTGATTCAACAATATTATTGTTAGAATCTAATATATCATTTAAAACACCTTTAATTTTCCATTTTATTTCTATTTTTTCCCACATAACATCATCAAGACTATCTTTTTGTCCGATTTTATTAAATTTTTCTTTACTTAATTCTAAACACCTACCATCATTTCTTTTATAAGCAAAATATCTAACAAAATATCCAATTTTTAAATCATCATCTGTGATTAGTTCTCTTCCTACATTTGGAATTGATGAAGGTTTAATATCTAAGTTTTTTATTGAATCGTATTCAAAGTTTACTTTAGCATTCATACCTATTTCATCAGTTGATGCGGTTATAATTGATAACATATCCACATATGGTATTAATTCTCTTGATTTACCTTCAGTCCAAGAGGCTTGACTAAACACCTCACCCGTAGTATATCTATGATATTGTCCTATATATTCAACATTGTCTGTAAACATCCATTCTTTTCCACTTGTAATTAACCCATTTTGAATTTGAGCTTTTGTGTAATATACCCTACTTCTTTTATATTCGTTAGCCATTATACAATCCTCATTACAGTACTTAGAGAAGTTTCCCAATCACCTTTACCATCAAACGAATGTGATACTCCAGTTATACTAAAAATAATACCATCGGTTGTTTTATATACAGATGGTAATCTATCTATTGAAATTGGTGCCATAAATGGAATACCCCAAATACCATCAATAGTAACACTTAAATCATATGCAAATATAACTTCACTATATCTTCCTTTTGTTGAAGGATTTCTTAAAATAGAATTTTTCATCATTTCTGAAAGAGATGAAATTTTTGTATCATCAAATCCTTTATTACCATATTCTTTTCTAATCTCTTCTATGTCTTTTGGTTCTGGATTATCTGCGCTAGTTGCTTCTTCAGCCTTTTTAGCTTTTCCACAACTACTACCACCATCTAATTTTTCAGCATTTGCCATATTAGAAGTACCTTTACCAACATTAGTCGGTGCCATCATTAACATTGTATCAGAATCCATATCAGTACTTAAAGATACACCTCTACACATAGCACCTTTACTAAGAGTTTTGAATACATAAGGTTCTGGTTTTTTAGCCTCTGCAGGACTAGACACCATTTTTTTATTACAAAGTTTAAGTAATAATGGATTACCTAAAGAAATTTCTTGGTTAGTAGTATCTAATAATTCACCACCGTTTGTAAATGGTATTAATCCTGTTTGAATTAACCCACCTGTTAGTGATTCTAATGTTCCAAATAATTCTGAAATAAATTCTGATATTTTGGGTGCTACTTTTATACCATTTTTACGACCTGCTGCATCATTTAGTTTTTTATAAACCTCATCCATATATTCTATACTAACTATAGTTTTTTCAAGTAAACTTTGATTACTGGGTGCTGTTTGGTTTATAACATCTCCCCACTTTGCGAAGTTTTTATCAATATTCCCATCATACCAACTAGCTGAACCTGGCTTTCCATAACATCCTTGAGCTCCAGGTAAAACAAATTTAGAAGGGTCTGCTGAACCTATATGAGAGTGGTCACCTACAGGCCATTGACCTAATTCTCCATCGGAAGTTGTAGCTACTTTGTATTTAGTAATATTTAATCCATCTTGTTCGGTTTTATAGTTTACATAATCTAAAAAGGTTTTTATTGAACAAAATGAAACGTATTTTTCTTCATCACCAAATCCAGGTTCAACTACTATTTCAGCTGCATAAAAGGTTGCATCAGAACTATATTTTGCCTTAGTATGTACTTTACCAACTAATGCGTTATTACCGATATCATCTACTTCATCTACATCAGCTGCTGATTTTAATCCAAATGCAGCTCTCATATCTGTTTTTAATGTTTTTAGAAAATCTGAGTACTTATCACCTTCATCATCATCTGATGTAGATACTGTTGTACCACCCATATCATCACCTGCCCATAATCCCGCAGCAGACATACATTTAATGGTACAATCAAATGAACCATCTTCAGCCATACTAAAACTAAAATTATAAACGTTTGCTTTAACCTCACCTTTGTTTACACCTGATGAATATCCTTCCCAACCAAACTTAAATAAAATTTCAGAACCAGCTTTAAAAAAAGAATCATTTACTTTATTTAATTGTGATTGAGTAAATACACTAAAAGAAGCTTCTACTTCATATATAAATGCATCGGTATAATCTTGAGCTCCTTGATTATCAATTTTTACAGATTTAAGTTGAGGTTTGAATTTTCTAACACCACCTTCAGTTTCGTATAAATCTATATGTTTAACTCTTGCGGCCGATGTATCACCTATAGCTGAATGTGCTGTTGGACATAGTACAGTAGATGAATTTCCTGTTGCTTCCATTGTAATCCAACAATACTTATCATAATTCCATTTTATGCTTTTATCTGCTATAAATTTTTCACGATTTTCGAATTCTTTCGTAATATCTGTTGGCATCGATTTATCAAATCCACTCATAACTATTTCTTTTTTTAATTGTTAAGTTCTATATACTCTTCATATATCGAAATATAATCAGCTGGAATTCTTAATTGTTTTCCAATAGGAATTTCCATATCACCTTTACCCAAATTATTAGCTCTCGCTAAAATCCACCATAATCTTGCATCTTCATAATATTTGTATGCAAGATTATCTAATCTATCACCTTGTATTGAGAATATGTAAGTATCTTTATCTGATTTTTCCATTTTTGGATAACTGATAGTTTTTTTGTATCTCTTACCTAACTCGGTTTTAAGTATTTCTATGTTCTCATATCTATTTGCCATATATTATTCCGCTTTTGGTTCTAAATCGTAAACTTTATAGTTTGCATATTGTGGTAGTTCATCTGATAATATTTTTAATCCAACTGATACATCAATTCCCATTGAAAGTCCTTCATCAATATCCCAAGGAACTTCATCTGAGAATGTATATGATAACGATTCAATTAAAGATAAATGATTTATAAACATTTTACCCATTGTAAATCTGATTAGAGTTCCTTGATATCCTGAAGTACCATATACAGGCATTGTCATAGTTGATAATCTTTCTAATTTAGCGTATAATGGTTTTAGTTCAGCTTTTGTTGTAGGGTATACTTGGAAATTAAATGATAATGACCTTCCAAACGTACCATATTTATATGCCTCATCTGCTCTACCATTATATTTAAAACCTTCCCAACCTGGAGAAAAAGTATCAGTTACTCCATTTATAGTTCCTCTAAATTGTAGTCTAGATTTACCCCCTTCAGCATCAAATATTAATTGAACTAAATCATCTTGCGCTTCTGCATCTATACCCGATGTTTGAATTGGGTCAGCGGCGTGAGATGTAGTGTAATCCGTTCTATCTGCTCCAATTGCTCCAGGATTTTTAAACTTATATTTACTTTGTAATGAATTCTCTACATAGTTTGCTTTTTCTACTATTTTCTTTGAATTTTCATTAGTTAATAAACTTCTAAAATCATTTATTTCAGTATCACCAGGAACTCTATCGGGCATTTTACCATATGCAATAGTTTCATATTGTTTTATGAGTGCATCTTTATCTAATTTTTCTAATTTATGAGTTTCACCACCTGTTGATTTTGTTTTTTCAAAAGGATTGGTGATTGATATTTTTCTTTTTGTAGTACCATCTTTTACTACGCTATCAATTTCAACGTTTTGTCCTTTTTTTAACTTTGTTTGAATTGTAGCTAAAGAAATATTTGTATTAGCTAAATCTAATGGATTTACAACATTATTACCATCATTAGAATATTCAGTTTTGGTTTTGTTAATTATACTATCCGCATAAGGTCCGAATATACTTAGATTTTTAAATGTGTTATCACCTCTAGTAGTAAGACCAGGACCCATAACATTTATACCATATAATGAATTGAATCCACCCAATGCATCGGTTTGAGATAGAAATGGCATTCCAGTTGGAACTAATGATGGGTTTAATCCAACCAACATATCTATATTATATATTTTTAATAATTTATCTTTTACGATATTTAAGGTATTATCTTGATACTGAAATGTACTATCTACTAATGGTATTAAACCTGGT